CAATGTTTATAGGCTATCCACGCACAAATAAAAATGCACAATACAACCTAAAAAACATTAAAACGATTTTTTAGCCAACAACATTATAAAACAATGATAAAACTAAGCGTCTGCCAGCCCATATCGGCACCTATCAATGGTTTTGTGGGCTAGTAAGCCGCCAAATACGCATCTTGTCAACCATGCGTGTCGCACTTAGTTTTATCAAAGTTTATAACATTATTTAAAAATACATTAAAACGCTTTTTACATTTAGCGTTACCAACAACCATTTGGTATTGCGTTTTCTATTATCTTTTTTAGCATTAAGGCTTCCGAGTATTTTAATCCACCGATGAATACTCTATGTTTACTGTGAGAAAACTTATCTGAGCATCCAAAAGCTGTTGTATCGTCAAGTCTAACTATATATTTTTTGTTGGTAACATTATGTATGTCGCCATTTTTATTTAACTCAATACATTGTCGTCCATATTCTCTCGCTGCAAATTCATACGCTGCTTTTGTTTCTCCGTAGTACTCTATTTTAGATGCTAGTATAGCATCGTAGTTTGGCTCTTCCATTTTCTTTATCTGTTAAGTCGTTAATAAAATCGTCGCATACATTAGTACATTACCCAAAAAATACAATAGAATGAATTTGGGTCGACTGCCCAACAAATATAGAAATAAATTAAACGCCTGCAAGTTTTTTTATACTTATAGGTATGGCGAACAAAAAGGACATACCAGTATTTAGGTTAGTTGTTAATGATTTAAAGGAGGATAGCGGTGTTGATTTCGTGAGTTTCGTAGAGCATCCAGCAATTGAGCAGGATTTCTTTGCATTTTCAAAAGATACAGACAGTTTTAAATTCAAAGCAGACCCACAACGAAGAATTGTTACGGGGCCAATGATGATTGCCGACACTCCTATTTACAGGTTTGACGAACAGACAAAACAGGAATTTCTAGTTGTTTTCGATAAGCAAACAATCGAAAAGATAGCCCACAGGTTTTTTAAAAAATCAAATTCAAATAATGTAAACGTTGATCATAGTGAGACTAAGGACGGGGTTTACTTGTTTGAGTCTATTATAACAGATAAGGAGCGGGGGACGTTAGCCCCTAAAGGATTCGCAAAAGTTCCAGAGGGTAGTTGGTTTGGGAGTTACAAAGTTGAAAACAATGAGGTTTGGCAAAGTGTACTAGACGGCAAATTTAAAGGCTTTTCAATAGAGGGTTATTTCGATATGATCGAGCTAAAAATGTCAAAGCCAGACGCAGTTGATTTGGCATTCAAGGATTTATAAATTAAACAAAAAGAACAATTAATATACTTTATAATAAATGAACGATATGTCAAAAAGAGAAGATTTTATAAATGATGCCAAGGCTTTTGTGAAGGATGCGCTAAAAAAGCATTTCAAAAAAGAGACCTTTGGAGAGGCTATGCTTGAAGATGGAGAGACTCAGGTAACGTATGAAGAAGATGCTATTGCTGTGGGTGTTGTTGTTTCTATTATGGATTCACAAGGCAATAAGATGCCGTTGCCAGAGGGTAACTACAAATTAGAGGATGGAACCACTTTTGATATTGTTGATGAAATGGGAACCGCTGATAACGTAGTAATGGCAGAACCAACAGCTGAGGTAGTTGATACCGAAGATACAGGAGAAATGGAGCAAGAGAATATAACACCACAAGCTAAGAGTGTGGTTGAAACAATAACAAAAGAAACTCACTTTGAAGAAATGAAAGAACTTGAAGAACTAAAAAAAAGCTTTGCAGCACAAACCAAAGAGTTGGAGCTTGTTAAAGCTGAAAACGAATCGCTAAAATCGGCTGTTGCTGACGAGTCAAGAGAAAAGCAAGAGTTTTCATCTGTTATAGATGATTTAAAGAGCAAGGTTGAAAAGCAAGACGGCTTAACTAAGCAGCTTTTTGAAATGGTTGAAAAGATTGGAGAACAACCATCAGCAACGCCTACAGATTCTAAGAAGAAGCCGTTTACTAAATTAAATATTGCAGAACAACGGAAAGCGTTTAGAGCTGACCTGAATAGATAATACTAACTTAAAAAATATTAAAAGATGAGTGGATTTACAGTATCGGGATTAACCGACTATGTTAAGGAGTCATATGATGACATCCTTCAAGCAGCTATATTGGGAGCTGACACAATTAAAAACGGAGGTATCACAGTTCAAGCTGGGATAAAGCATTCTGAAAAGCTTTTACTTTTAGATCAAACAGCACCTTTTCAAACTGACTCAGGATGTGGTTTTAATGCTTCTGGATCAACAACTTTCACAAACGTTACGTTAACTGTAACTGATTTGAAGTGGCAAGATAAGTGGTGTCCAAAAGACATTGAAGCTAAGTTTATTGGTCAATCTTTGGTAGCTGGTTCTAATTATGACACTTTACCCTTTGAGGCTACAATAATGAAAGGTGTTACCGATCATATTGCTGCGCAATTAGAGCAAACAATCTGGCAAGGCGACACAGCAGATGTATTTGATAACAACCTTAAAAAGTTTGATGGGTTCTTAAAGAAAATTGATGCGGGTTCTCCTATTTCAGCAACAGCAACAGCGGCGGTCACAAAGGCTAATGTTATCGGTATTATGGATGATATATACAGTCTAATTCCAGCACAATTGCTTAACAACCCTACAAAAAAGATGCGAGCGTTTACAGGGTGGGATAACTTTAGAAAACTAATCCTTGCTTTGAGAGATGAGAATAACTTCCATTTCGATGCTGGGAATGCTCAATCAACAGGTAAATTAATAATGCCGGGTACTGGGCTAGAGGTTATGGCTGTTAATGGCCTTAACAACATTGCGGGAGGTAACACTTCTTATGATGATAGAATAATCTGTACTTATCCGTCTAACTTGTATTACGGTACAGATTTAGCTAATGAGGAAGAAGACGCAAGAGTTTGGTATTCACAAGACGATGAAGACATTAAAGCTTCTATTAAGTGGAAGTCTGGGACTCAGGTTGCTTATACAACTGAGGTAGTAGAATATTCTAACTCGTAATTTAACGGGGGTGTAAAAGCCCCTTTTTTTTTAACTTTTAAATTTAATACTCATGGCGTGTGAATTAGTTCAAGGCGACGAAATATTATGCCGAGATTCAACGGGGGGGGTTCGCGAGGCTTACATTGCCAAGTTTGATAATGTAATATCTGCAACTGCTACATCTGGGCAAGTTTCGACAATAGCAATGGCTGGCGGTACAAAGTTTTATACTTACCAACTTGAAAAAGAGAATGGTGTTTATACAAACAATATGACTGGAAGCGTTGAGAATGGTACTACATTTTGGGAGTCTTTATTGACTTTCACTATGAAAAAAATGAGTGCATCCCAAAAGAACGCTCTACAAAACCTGTCTCAATCTAGGTTGATGGTTATTGTAAAAGACAACAATGATAAGTACTGGATAATGGGCCGTACTCGCGGCGCTGATGCTCTTGATATTCAAGGGACATCTGGGCAGGCGTTTGGCGATTTGAATGGGGCTACTGTAAACATAAGCGGTAAAGAGCCGACTTTTGATGCAGAGTTCACAGGAACGATAGGCGACATTACAGCGTAGCTTGTTTACATATGTGTTTTTGGTTGGGGGCTACTGTAATGTGTGGCCCCCTTTTTTTGTCCAATAATTAAACAAAACGCGTTTTTTTTATACTTATAGATAGTATGATTGAAATAAACAAGGAGACGGTAAACTATGTTGATCTAACGTTAACTGAGAAGGCAACGCTGGATTCGCCTTATTACTTGTTTGTATTCAAAAGCGACCTTGAAAGAGCCGAGGTAATATTTACTGGAAAAGATATAAGTACAGAGCCGCAACGATATAATAGGTTTTTAGTTTATGAGACCAGCGGAACAAATAACCTAACATCTGGTGTGGTTACCCTAAATCCTACGGGGTTCTGGACTTATAAAGCATACGAGCAAACAAGTCAAACGAATTTAGATGTGGCAAATACTACATCGTTAGTAGAGCAGGGGAAGGTAAAGGTAATTGGAGACCCAACAACACATAATAAACACATTGTAACACGTAGGTATAACGTCTACGGAAAAGGTTCAGGATGAGCGAAAACAAGTCAGAATTAATGTTTGTTAAACTTTTTAGCCAAAAGGCTCCTGAGTTTAAAGAGGTCAGGAATAAAGACTGGGTTTATTTTGGTGATAAAAACCAATATCCAGACTATTTGATTGATCTATATGAACGCTCATCTACACACGCAGCTATAATAAACGGTAAGCGTAGGTATGTATTAGGTGAAGGTTGGGCAGCAGAAAAGAAAGGGACAACGGTAGAAGCAAGAGCAAAGGTTAATGATTTTATTGAACGGGTAAATCCTGAACAATCATTGAATGAACTGTCAGCGCAAAACGATTTAGATTTTGAGCTTTATGATGGTTTTTATATTGAGGTTATAATGAATCGAGCTAAAACAAATTTCGATTTACACTATATGCCTTTTAATAAGATTCGTACAGATAATGAGGAGTCTGCTTTTTATTATTCTGAGGATTGGAGTAAAACACAACAGAGTGAAGAAAAGACGGGGTTAAAAGAAATACCAAAGTTTGATTTTGACAAAGAGATGAAGGATCAACCCGAAAAATCTTTGTTTTACTTTAGGATATTATCACCTCGTAAATCTGGACAGCCTAATGTTTATCCAGTTCCGGGTTATGTTGCTGGAACGCAATCAATGGAAACTGAGGCGGAGTGTTCCAATTTTAACCTGTCTGAGATTAAAAGTAATTTTAGTGCAGGCACGTTAATCAACTTTTATAATGGTGTTCCAACAATTGAGGAGCAAAAGAAGATTAAAAAGCAGATTATTAACGAGCTGACTGGTACAGATGCAGCTGGTCAAATGATTTTGAACTTTGCTGATAGTAGAGATAACGGTTCAGAGGTTTTAGCCTTAAATGGTAATGATTTAGCGGAGCGTTATTTGAATGTACGTAATGCAGCCATGAAAACAATATTTACTTCTCATGGTGTTTCGAGTCCTTCACTTTTTGGAGTTCAGCAGGAAAACGTAACGTTTGGGAGTAGACTGGAAATTGCTGAACAGTATGAGATATTCCAGAATACATACATAAGTGGTAGACAGCAGATTTTAGAGGGTGTTTACAATAAGTTTGCATCTTATAAAGGAGTTCCGGCAAAATTAAAGATTCGGCCAACGGCGGCAATTCAGGCTAATGTATTTACAGAGGCGGCAATATTGAGCGCCTTACCAAAAGCTGCAATTCGTGATCGTGTAGCTGAACAGCTGGGTGTAGACTTAACGAAGTACGAAAACGCCACAGTTACAGAACAGGTTAAAACTAAAATGGAGTCTGAGGATTTAGAAGGTAGGATTTTAGAGGAGTTTTCAAAGATTGGACGTAGCAAGGATCAATTTAACATTATAAGGAGTAAGCCGTTTACGTTTACAACAGATAAGGAGTTGATGGAAAGCGAATTGATGGTTTTTCAAGAGGAAATAGATGAGGATGATCCAGCTTTAAGGATTCCTAAACCTCCTACTAAAAAAGAGGAAAAGGATTTAAGGAGTGGGAAAATAGAGATAAGATACTCGTATGAATTACGAAAAGATGCCCCAGCATTAAAGGGGGAGTCAAGGAATTTTTGCAGGACACTTATTAGTTTAAATAAGCTGTATACGAGGAGGGAGATTGACGGGCTAAGTAATGGTATGGGTACAAATGTGTGGTTATATAAAGGCGGTTGGTATAATAACCCTAATACAGATGCACCTACTCCACAATGTAGACATATATGGATGCAGCACATAGTTAAAGTTAAATAGTATGGCGGTAGCGTTATTTACATCTGAGCAGTATATAAAAGACAATTCTATTATCAATGAAAACGTTGATAATAAATATATCACCAATACAATTACGCTTTGTCAAAAGCTGTATTTAAAGAATCTTTTAGGTACTGCTTTGTATAATGAGATAGCAGGAGAAATAAATGCGGGGTCTGTTTCTACTGACAACCAAACGTTGTTAGATGATTACTTACAGGACGTTTTATTATATAGGGTACTGCAAGAGGGTATTATGTATTTTACTTACAAGATTGAGAATAAAAGTGTGGTGCGAAAGAATAGCGACAACTCTACTCCAATTGATCAAGACGATGTATTTATGTTAAAAGATGACTTTAAGGATAAAGCGGAATTGTTTGAAGATAGAGCGCGAAAGTATTTATTAGAAAATGCCACAGCGACAAAGTACGCTAATTACCTTGATCCGGGCGATGGGGTAGATGTTATTCACCCGATTAGAAACACGTTTACTACTGGGTGGGTCTTAGATGACGCACCTAAAATTAAATACGATACAAATTTTCCTGTTGCACCATCAAAATATGACTGTTAATGGCTAAACCAAAGGGAACAATATCAAAAAAGAACCTCGAAAAGTTAAGGCTGTATTTCGAGAAAAAACGAGCGAATGATAACGTTAAACAACGTAATAAAAAACCTTAACAATATTGCTGATGCTCATAGTCAGATCAACTCCTTTTTTTATGGGGAGATGTACGACTTTGCGGCTAGTGGTGCTACTCAATATCCAGCTATGGCGGTTGAGTCTGTTCCTAATGTATATCAAAAGACTGTATTAATACGCTCTTTTAATATTTACATGATGGATTTAGTTACGAAGGATATTCGTAATAGGCAGGAGGTTTTGAGTGACATGGAGCAAAATTGCTTTGATGTTTTGGCGTTGCTGGATCGCGATACTCGTTACGAATGGAATATAAACCTAGACAACATTGTTTTAAATGACTTTGTAGATACGTTTGACCAAGAGGTAAGCGGGTACTGGTTTAAGTTGGATATGAGAATTATAAACCCTTTAGATAGGTGTCAGGTTCCGTTGGTTGCTCCACTTTCTGTATTTGCCGAAACATTAGAAAAGTCTATTGATGCTTGTTCATATATTATAACGGTTAAAACAGATAACGACGGAACAAGTGCTGATACTCAGTTTACAATGTCTTTAGGTAGTGGGTCGTATGTTAATGCTGTATTTGAATGGGGTGATGGAAAGGCAGATGTAATAACCTCTTGGAATCAAAATGAACTAGAGCATACATACTCACAGGCTGGAACATATACAATAAAAGCGTTTGGAGCAATTGAGGATGTTAGGTTTAATTTGGGTGGTGATGTAGAAAAGATAATAGAATTAAGTCAGTGGGGAACTACCAAGGTTAGTAGTTTTCAAACTTCTTATAGGGGTGCTGTTAATATGGTAATATCGGCTACCGATACTCCAAACATGAGTACTGTTACAGATTTAAGTTTTATGTTGCAAAACGCAGCTAAAGCAAATCCTTATACAAAAGACTGGCCGGCTCAGAATATAACTACTTTGAGTAATTTTTGTAGAAATGCTACAATTGCTAACCCTGATATAACTGGCGAGTTTTGGCAACAGGCTCAGATAGCTATTTGGGATAACGCATTTTGGTTTTCGGCATTTAATAGGGATTTAACAGATTTAGATTTTACCGCAACAACCTCAATGATACAGACATTTGATGATTCAGATTTATCAACAGACAATTATGATAAATTGTTGTTAGCATTAGATAGGGATGGTGTTAGTAGTTGTCCAATTGGAGCGTCAAGCTCTAATTACACAATATCGGTATCTGGAACAGCTAGGGGCAACTTAGTAGGAAGGGGTTGTACAATAACAGACGCAGGAGGTATATAATGAATATAAAAGGACATACAGAAACAAAATGGTGGATTTGTTATAATGACGGCCAAACGGCTATTCATTACGGCAAGACTGAGGTAGGTCAAGTTACAACATCGGGACAACCAAACCATGAGTTATTTAATACAGAACAAGATTATTTAGATAGGTTAAACGAATTAGGAATTAAAATATACGAAACATGAGCGCATCAAGTAGAATAGCTGGCTTAGGTGGTTGTGATGTAATCGCAGACACAGACGCAAGATCAGGTAAGAATTATGTTATGGTTGTAGTTCAGGAGGATACAGTGTTTAATGCTCTAACCGGAACAAACGGCGCGGGTGGTACTGTTGATTTTCAAGCTACAATGGGTGTTAGTACAAACACTCTAAAGCAAGGGGCGATATTATCAACCCCGAATGGAAGTGTAATAACCGACTTAGACCTGACAAGCGGTAGTGTAATTGCATACAAAAAATCAGAACAATAAATTAATGTTAATAGGAAACGGAATAAGTCCAATGAAGCCCATTATTTCTGGCGGTAACGGGTATTCGTATCTTGTGGATGATTATTCTACAGGATTGGCTCAGGCGTGTGCTGTTAACCTTCTTAGTAGTACCTATGTTGGTAGTTGCATAAGAATTAGGAGGGCTTCAGATAACGGAGAAGTTGATATAGGATTTAACGGGAATTGGCTTGATGAGGCCGATATTGCAACTCATTGTGGAGTATCAGAAGGTTTTATCGTTAAGGTATACGATCAAAGCGGAAATGGATATGATATGACACAAACTAGTCATTCACTACAGTATCAGATATGGGACGGTTCGGCCGTTAATAAAACAGGAGGTTTACCGGGTATGTATAGTTCAGGTGGTGACGAAAGGATGTTAATGGACGCTAATTGCAAAGCCGTGGATACGTGGATATTTATGGTAACGGACACAACGAATGACGCGGTGTATATTATGTATGCAGATGGTTCTGCTGGTTCACGTTATGTTTTTGCAGCTCAAAATGGAAGTGGATCGGGGGCCAGTAGTTTTTCGGGTACTCCTAAACTTTTTGTGGATGGATCCGAGGTAACAACCTTAACAAGGGATACAGTCCACGATAACCAAATAGGACGACATCAAATAACATACGGCGATTGCAATTTCGTTACACAATGGGGGGCCAATGATCTTTATTTAACGGGTTACAATTCGTGGGGAATGATTGGTTATCATCAAGCAGTTATCGTTTATACAGCTGACAAGTCATCTGATAGGGCGGATATTGAAGGAATAATTAATAACTATTATGGCACATGATAATTTTTATAAATATATACTATGAATTCTATTAAAATATACAAATACAACACGCTTGACGATGCGGAAGAGGCTAGGAATCAAGTAAACACGTACTTTTATTCATCTGGTCGCATAACAACCGATTTCTGCGATATAAACCAAGGGGACGGGTTTTATTACATTCCTTATTATGAGGCATTAGAGTTGGTTTTAGGAGGCACAAGTGAAACAATAGAAGATTAATATGGGACATAAACTATCCAACACTAGTAAAGAGAGGCTTGAAACTTGTCATCCTGATTTGATATTAATCACCGAAACGGCTATTAAAGCTTGTCCGGTAGATTTTGGCGTTGCTCAGGGTCACAGATCAGTAGAGCAGCAATATGAATACTTCCTACAGGGCAAGAGTCGTATTGATGGAAAGACAAAGAAAGGTAAACACAACTACAATCCATCTATGGCAGAAGATATTTACGCTTATGTAAACGGAAAGGCTGTTTGGGGTGGAGCTTCAATGATATTTGTTGCTGCCTACTTTACTGCAACAGCGGATAGGTTATACGATGAAGGTAAGATCACTCACAAGATAAGGTGGGGTGGTAATTGGGATATAGACGGGGAGATATTAACAGATCAATCATTTGATGATCAACCACATTTAGAACTATACAAGCCATGAAAAACGTAAAAGATTACTGGGAAGATTATAAAAAACCAACGCCCGACAAGTTTAGAAAGCTAGGGGATGCTTTATTGTCCGTATCGCTATTTGTTACAAGTGCTGCTATTTATGGAGATCAAAAGTTTGTAGCGGAAATTTCATTGATTTGTGGTATCGCTGGTAAATTCTTAACCAACCTATTTAAAAGTGAATAGCGGATATTGGTTATTTGTTGTATCGCTTGCTGTTAATATATTTCTAGCTGTTAGGTTGTCGGATAATAATGCTGAGAACTATGTATTAGA